CCAGGCATAACATTGCCTTCGTCATCAACACGAGTAACTGGCGCTTGTGCGGGCATAGCCGGCCGACCTGTTTGCAATTCTGACGCCTTTGTTAAAGTGTCCATCAGATCTGTTTGATACTTTTCCCCCAGCGCTATACGTTCTTCTGCAACTTTCTGTTGTCCTTTTGCGCCGGTATACGCTTGCAGCATCTTTGCCAAACCTGCATACGGCGAGATCGGCGCTTCTATGCCGGCATAGCTGGTGCGTTCCATCGGCTGAAAGGATTGTTGTTGCAGGATCTCGGCCATCTTTTGACGGCGTGAAAGTTCTTCCTGCTGTTGCTGGTATGGGTTTGCGATGTTGAAATTGTAAGATTCGGCCATTATTGCAACACTCCATAATTAACCATCTTGAATCCGCTAGGATGCAGAATAACCGCTTCTGGCATTATGGCTTCAACCTCGTCTGCCATCACGCCGCGTTGACGATTGCCGAATATGTTGTATTCGTAAACGCCAATGCCTGTTTTGTGCGTGCCTACACGAACAATATAGGATTTTAGGCGCCGATCTGATGCCGCAAGCATTGGCGCTGCATTCATCATGCCATAAGCCCCCAGCCCAGCACCTGCAAGCCCAAAGAGGCCGCTTGTGTTGGCATTAGCAGCGGCTTGTTGAATGCCGTAATTTTGAGTGGCAGCCTGCCCTGCCGCCTGCGCCCCTGCAAAGATTGGTGCTGGCGCAATGTTTGAGCCTTGATACCCTTGAAACTGCGGCATCTGGATCTGCGAACCAGCCATCAGACCGGAAATCTCGTTCAGCGGTTGATTCCGCAACGCGAGCTGTTGCGCCAAACTTTGCTGCTGCGCGGTATTGCCAAACTGTGCACTTTGCAAAAGCTGGTTGTATTGCTGATTCTGCGCGGCCAGTGCGGCTTGTTGTTGTTGCAATGCGGCTTGTTGGTTTTGTGCAATGGCTTGATTGCCGAGCTGTTGTCGCGTGACATTTTGACCAAAACCTTGTTGCTGACCACCGAGCTGCGCTTGATATTGTGCCAATGCGGCTTGTTGATTCTGGTTTACGGCCTGATTCTGCAATCCCTGCACACCCATGTATTGATTGTAAAGCTGTTGCGAAGCGGCGTTTTGCGCTTGCTGCGCGGCCAAACCTTGACCGAAATTTTGCCCCACCGCTTGATTCCCAGCGGCGTTTGCGGCCTGACCTTGAGCAAAATTTTGCCCAATGCCAGCATTCTGCAATTGTTGTGCAGTAACGCCTTGACCAAAGTTTTGACCAACGGCTTGGTTTTGTAATCCGGCCAACCCGAATTGTTGGGCGAATCCTTGCTGCTGGGCAGCATTTTGTGCAGCTTGTGCGGCCTGCGCTTGGCTAAAGTTTTGCGCTACCGCTTGATTACCATATTGCCCCGCTTGCAACGCCTGGCCAAACCCTTGTGCGTTTGCCGCGGTATCCAAGCCAATACCTTGCAACGCCGCCTGCGAGAGCAGATCGTTCTTTTGCTGGTTTTGGGAAATCATAGCGTTTTCGTACGCCTCACCACCCGGCACCAGACCTTGATTAATCAACCGTTGCCGCGTTTGAGCATCTGCTCTTTCAAGCTGCGGCGCCAGGCGGTTCATAATTGCCTGTTGGCCGGTCATGCCTGCATTAACAGGCATTGCTGCCACGTTGCTGGTGTTCAAATCGCCACTGGCAAGCCCATATTGGCCTGTTTGCGGCCCTTGATTGATTGCGCCAGCCTGCACATTAGCGCCCGCCAAACCGTATTGCCCACCGCTAGGACCACCCCCCGCAAAACCATATTGCCCAGCTTGTGGGCCTGCACCGGCCATCCCATACTGACCGCCTTGCGGTCCAGCGTTTACTGGTTGAGCGTTGACGTTTGCACCTGCCATGCCGTACGCGCTAAGTTCCGGCGCCCGTGATATTTGACCTGCATTAATATTGCCGCCAGCTTGCCCGTATTGGTTTAAATTTGGTGTTTGAGAAATTTGCCCAGCGTTGCCGACATTAGTCTGCAAGCCCGCAAGGTTTGGATTAAACGCGTTCCCCAGCACGTTGCTGGCCGTTCCGATACCTTGCTCACCAAGCCCTGCCAAAGCCCGCTGTACGCGCTGCTGTGCGTCCAGGGTGGACTGTGCAGCCGGTGTCAGAGTTTGCGTTACGGTCGGCTGATCTGCATTTGTGTTTGTCGTGAATTGTTCTCGTGTTGGCGCTATTCTGCCTGCCGCCCAAGAATTCATTGCATTGTTATATCCAGTTGAATCAAAACCATCCTCACCGTAATATTGGCTTTCTATTGGAAGTTCCCCCCTTGGATTTGTTTGATATGCTGACATTGCCTGGTCATAGCCGGCTTGGTTAAAGGTGGGCGTTCCAAAAGTCACTGTCTGGCTGCCCAACGGACCAATCACATTTGGATTGTTTATCCGGCCCTGCAAACGGGCTGTTTCAACGTTTGCCGCACCTTGTGCGGCAGCGGCACCTGCGTAATCGGGTGGCGGCGGTGCTGATGGTGACGATTTACCCATGATTTATCCTTTTGCTGTAGCGTTCATTTAAAAACCGGCAGTCATCACGGCGCAGCGTATAAAACACAATGTCTCCCGCTGGGCGCCCTTCTTTAATCCTGCCTTCTTCTGTAAATCCCATATTCGTCACCACTTTTGCGCTTTGTTCGTTGTCAGATCCAACCGGCACAATGATCTTTTCGACCTGGCAGATGTTATACGGATAATCAAATATTGCTGCCAAGTAGGCCGGCGTCAGTTGCCCCTCAATAGCAAAATGGCACCAGATTGTTTGATGGTTCCAGTTCTCATAAATGACACCTGCAATAATCTGATCATCCCGTTTTAATCCTATTGCCGTTGCCCTGCCCTCAAAAAAACCACCGTCAACGCGTTGTGCAACCCAGTGGCCGACCTCCGGCCCTGAAACTATATGCCTGCCCATCCGGCCTGAAATACCACGTCTGTGGATGCCCATTCAATCTGTAGACCGCTGCTGGCGCTTTTAAGCTGAATAGATCCGCAATAACCCAGCCCGGTAACGCCTTGCCAGTTATTTGTAATCTCTAAGCCAGATCCCCAAAACGCAGAATCCCACGTGCCTGCATCCCAAAGACCAACAGAAGATGACGATAAAGAAAGAGGTGCTGCGGTATCGTCAACGTCAAAATCTACGTTTATGCCGACAAATATAGCCGGCGAGCCATTAGTAAAAATACTCGGTCGCGCTCGGGTAAAGTATTTCTTGACGCCGCGGCTTTCAAAATAATTAAATGCTTGAAAAGCATTCGTTGTTATATTAGATGTATTGTCGACATAAGTGTCATCCCACGCCCTGACCACCACGCCGTTTCCACCGTAATATGGATTATCTTCATAGGTTTCCCAGACGTTAGCCGCCCAGCCTTGAAACTGCGCCCAGCTTGTCGTTATGGTGTTCATCACATACTGTTCCTGCTGGCCTACTGCAACCGGAACATTAATCCACACGGCATTTCTGCGAGCGTTGTAATAGACCTGCCACCCTACCGTAGAGCCGCTGTAAGCCGCTGTCGCTGCTACGATGGCCCCTTGAATCTTGTTCGACAGCGCCACTCGAGGATCTAGTCGGGAAGATTGCAAGCTCTGCGCCATCGGCATCAGGCCGTCATAAGTCAGAATCAGCAGATCGCCGCCCCACTTCAGCATGGATCGGTTGCCGATCGGTGATCCCAGCTTCCAAACGCCGGCCAGCGCCCAGGTGGCATCACTAGATGGATCGGTGCCGCGGTAGACAATTACTTCGCCGTTGCTGGTGACGAATACCAGGTTGTCGTCCACCCCATAACCTGCATCAATGGTCCAGGTGTCCAGATCCACCAGATGCCCGCCGAATTTGGCAATGGCCGACAGATCCAGCACCTGCGCGGCGCCGCCGATTGCACTGGTGGGCAAATACCACGCCTTGAGCGTATCCTTTTGAATAAACCACAGACGATTCTTAAACAGCGTCACATTGGATAGCGTTGTGGTTGTCACGCCAGTGATGGCCGGCGTTGAGGCGGCATCAATGGCGGTCCAAGTAGTGCCATCGTACAACCGCGGCTTGTCAACGCCATTTACGGCATATAAATAGGTGCCGCCGGTCGTCGTGATGTTGATATATTCCCAAATTGCATTGGTTAGGCCGGTGACGGTTGTAGCCGTTGCAACACCCGCAGTGCTCGCATCGTAGAATTTAAGGTCCGGCGTGCCTACCGCAGCAAACATTTTGCTGCTGGTGCCGCCGTTGTAGACCATGATGGTCTGCACCTGGCCGGTCATGCCGGTTGCCCAGTTTGTAGATCCACCACGCAGCACGCAGTTGCTAATCGTCGGAAAGAAATTAATTAACTGGACCGCATCTAACGGCTCCATGTTGGCGATAGAGTCGCGGGCATTCCAGCCGCCCACCGGCGCCGGAATTGACGCCACGCGGGCTGCAGTACGCTGAACCAGTGCTCTAGTTTGGGCCATAGCCACTGTCCGGTATGTTGTCGTAGCCGATCAACACGGTGCCGGGGCGCGGCGCAAAGCTCAGGTTTGCAGACGACATATCGAGAGCCATCGAAACCTCAAGTTCCTCAATATAGTTTCGATACATTGCGGTCGTATCAAACCCTTTTGCTTCAAAGTATTTGAGTTTTGTCGAGAGCACCATCAAGCGATCGGGATAGATCGTGGTGTCGGTGTCAACCGTAAAGCTGGTCTTGACAGTGCCGGTTGCTGATTCTGCCCAGCCGTTGCTGCGATACTCAAGTCCGAGGTTTTCTGCGGTAGACATACCAGGCCAAATCTGGAAATACTTACCCAACAGGCGCCAGCGAATCCGCGGTCCGGTGCTGATATAGCCTGAGAGCAACCATTCCCATTGCTGGGCATCCTCAGGTCCGAGCATTTCCCAATGCTTGGATTTATCCCACATTGTGCGCGGCACGAGTGCTTCGTAATCACTGGGAAGATCGTAACGGATCTTCTGGAAATAAGCAGTTGCAGCAGTGCCATCAGCGGCAAAGTCTTGATTGACCGTGACCTGCGTTCCAGAATCAACCGACACGATATAGGTATTTTGATTGATTCCAGTGCCTTGCACTTGATAAGTAGTATCAAGCCCTGTGGTGCTGGGAATTCCAGTAATTGTGCGTGCCGATGTTGTCCAGGTTCCGGTTGTGGTCAAATATTGCGTGTAAAAGCCATACTGTTTTGTCATCGCACGCCAGTTGTGCCGGCGCAGCAGCTCGTAGCCGGTCGCGTTCATCAGCGCCAGAATCTGCGTAACGTCTTGATTCGTGTTGCCAGCGACATACGTCGGCGTCGAAACGCCAAGTTCGTTCGTGACCTGCTGCACCAGTTGCAACATCGTGCTCGACATAATTCAACCTTTCTATTCGGCCTCTTTGCGCGGTCGCCCAGGCTTGCGGGTTTCCATCAGCATTGCCATTTGTTCTTGCAATTGTTTGAGCTGGGTGCGAGTTTCTTCCAGCTCAGTGTCGCTTTGCGATTTATTCTTGTTCGTCAGATACAGCCGCGCTTTCTCGCGCAGTCCTGACGCGCCCATGCCTACGCGTTGCAATTGCGAATCCGTAGCGGTTGCAAGCTGCTCGACGGTTTGGAATTTGAGTATTTGCAATTCTGCCATCTGGTGAGAATTAAATTCTTCAGACGCATCTGCGTGCCATTCCGACAGCGGCGTGCCAATTACAGAAGAATCGGTGTTCTGCATTTTCCAGTAAAGATATTGACGAGGAAAACGCTCTTTGTGATCCTCCCGAACAGGCTGGTCAACGACATTGGTTTTGTCACCCGGCACAATGATCCGCACAAACTCTTTCGGATTTGCCTTAAATTCGCCGTCCTCGTTTAAATAAAACTCAACGTGAAGGTGCGAATCTGCGTTGTGAATGTCGCTATCTAAAGCCATTTTATTCTCCTGTGGGGATTAAGTTTTAGTGCCGTTGATGCTGTACCACATGGCATTGGTCACCGCAAACAGTATGCTGGTGTGATCTTTGGGAATGGATGCCGATGTAGTTTGATTAACCGTTGTCGCGGCTTCGTACGGATAAACTTTGATCGTGTGTGCGCCTGAATTGGCAATGTAGATCGTTGCACCCATTTGTGTGGGCGGCAACAAAACGCCAGTGCCAGCCGCTGCCGTATCAATTGAGTTGTAAATCTTAGTCAGTTGCAACGCATCAGCGCGGGTGGAGCCGGTCGCAGTCAAACCATCCACGCCGTCGCCACAGATGGCAACGGTCATTAATGATGACGCACCGGCCCCAAGAACCCGCGAGGGTATTGTCATGCCGTCAGAACCGATGCCCAGGTTGTTGCGCTGGTGGCAAACAGGATAACGGTTTTTGCTGTTGCAACAGACAAAGTTGAAGCACCAGCATTGATCGTTGATCCTGATTTTGGGTAAACGGTTACCGTTTGGCCGGAATCATTACGGATGCCGATCATAGCGCCCGCTTCAGTCGGCGGCAGAATAACGCCGGTGCTGGCCGAGCTGGTGGTAATCGTGTTCCAAACCGCCGACAGTTGCAGTGCGTCAGCAATCGTGCTGCCAACCGCAACCAAGCCAGTGGCGCCATCGCCACAAATGCTGGTTGTTGAAAGCGGTGAATTACCTGAAGCCAAAACGCGTGAAGGAATAGCCATTTTTAAATCTCCTTTTTTACATAAAAGACTGCGTTAATTGCATCTTGATCTGACCAAAGAATGCGGTATTCCTTAAACTTATCTGACCACCAAGAATAGGGAAAAACAGACAAATGAAGGTGCTGGCCGATCAACGCACCCATGTTGTCGTGCACAAGGCTTATCTGGAAAAACGCCGATTCGACGCAATCCATAATATTTTTGATAACGGTATCGACGTTTTCGGGCGCGATGTGTTCTATCATGTCGGTGCAATAGCCC